TAGTCCTACCATTCCCGGTAATCACTGATGGCGCAACGGACATTGGCACCACCCGCTGTGCGACAATCATCAGGGGCCGGGGGATACCATGAAGAAAACTGCAATTGGACTAATCACACTACTCACGCTGGCTTACGCGACGGCCGCATGGGCGGCTTGCCCGATGGGCACGCGCTACACTTGCCAGCAGGGCATTAACGGCAAGGTGGTTTGCAGTTGCTCGTAATTGCATTGCGTTAGCGCCACAAGCGCGGTGCAATAAAAACGCCGCCCCATTTCCGGGGCGGCGTTTCATTTGTGACCTTTAGGCCTTGGCTTTGCGCTTCGGCTTTATGTAGTCGAGTGCAGCCTTGCCGGTGAGCGGCATCGCCTTCTTATCGACCTTCACTTTGCGCCGGTCGAGGAAGGTTGGCAGGTCCAGCTTGTCATCCTCCTTGCCCATCACCGACTCCTTTGCGGGGATCGTAAACATGGCTGGCTCTGATTCGGGCGCCCTTTGTTCTGGTGCCGGCAGCAGCTTCGGCTTGGGTACTGCCAGCAATCGCCGGCGTTGTTTTTCCAGCTTTTGCAGCATGTTGGCTGCCCGCGTTAAACGGGTATGCCAGCGCTTCAGGCTGGCTTCGACGGCGGTCAATTTGGCATTAAGGTCTTTCTGCATTATAAGCTCCGTACTGGTTGGTTGAATGACGGCCCCCGCTTGTTGGTCCTTGCGGGGGCCGTTGCTTTTTCAAAGCACGCCAAGCCTAGCAGGTGGGGTCCACGCTTTTTGCGGTTTTGGCAAAGTAGTCCTTGCGGCAGTAGGGCAACTTGAACGTTTTGGCCGACTTGACTCTAGGCTCGACGGGCACAAGTCGCGCGTTTTAGATCCGATGCAATCGCAGAAGTCCTTGCGGCGCAGGGTGTAAACCGCTGAAAAATAATTTTTTGCTAGTATTCTGCGATGGCCGGAATGTCGGACCTCCTCGACGCCCCGCCGACGCTGCTTGACCAAGCGCGCCAGCAATACCCGGCGCTGCTCAACTACGACATCGCCTATAAGGACAACCCCGGCGGCGGGCAGGGCTACATGGAGTCGTGGCCACCGGGCGAAACGGGGACGCCACAGCAACCACGGCCGGCGGAATTCTCCCCAAATAGATTTGGCGTCGAAAACTACCGGCCAGATTCCAAGCCGCTTGACGTGCTCGGTGATGTTGTGTCGCACCATCTGGTCAACATCGACCCGACCATCAAACAGGCCTACCAATCCTTCACCGGCTCGATCCAGCCGTGGCAAGAGGACATTCTGAAAAGCCAGTACCAGCACGCCGTCGCCAATCAGGGCGAGCAACGGCCCTATGAGGCTTGGCGGACGATGTCTGGGGTGCCGGGGTATTTCCGGGGCTACGCTTTCCAGCAGTGGCCGGCGGCATTCAATCAGCGCGCCTACACGCCGGAACAGATGAATTCCTTTGACCACATGATGCAATACCTGCGTTCGCGCTGAATCACTTAGCCGGTTTTCCTCACAGATTTGCTGTCGGTTTGCTGTCGGTTTAGGGTCCAAACGGGTCCTTTTGTGTCCCTTTCGTTCTCCAAACGACTTGCGGCGGCTCTTGTAAGAACCGCCGCAAACCATTAGAAAACAAACATCTTTTTTAGCTTCGGGGCATAGCGCAGTCTGGTAGCGCGTCTGGTTTGGGAGTGTTCCTTACGACGCAACTTTTCCAGCCACGTCAACAACTTGCACCGCTTCTTGGTCGGCCTGTTGTCGGCTTTGCTGTCGGCTTCCCGTTTCCGCTTCCATCGCCGCCCGCAAGTCCTCATCGTACACCGCCATATACTTGGCGGTTGTCTGAATGTCAGAGTGACGCATCAGCTTCTGCACCACCTTGATGTTGGCAACCTTGGCCAGCCGCGTCGCAGCGGTGTGGCGACAATCGTGCAGGTGGAAGTCCTCTAGCCCGGCCCGCTTTGCGTACCGCGTCCACGCGCTGCCCAGCCCCGAATAAGTAATCGGCACCACCTGACCACGGACATAGGCGCGGCCGGTTTTCGGGTTCTTGCGGGTGCGCTTGGTCACAAACGTAAAGACGTACTCGGTCGGGTTGCTCATCAGCGGCCAAAGGATTTGCCGCAACTCGGTCGATAGCGGGATCGTCGCCAGCTTGTCGCCCTTGCCCAGCACGGTGATGGTGCGCTCGCCCCAGTCGATGTCTTTCTTTTTGAGGTTGACGATTTCAGCTTTGCGAAAGCCCGACTTGATCGCAAACTGAATGACCGGCAGGTAATCAGCCCGCATCGCCGCCATCAGTCGCGGCTCCTCATGCGACTTGAGCGAGGTAATGCGCTCCGGTGTCCCCTTCAGCCTCAGTTTGCGCCACTCCATCGGCTCAACCGTTTGGCCCCACAGATCGCGCGAGCGCAACCAGATTTGCTTGAGCAAAAAGGTCACGGTCTTGTTCACGGTGGAGTTGGCAACCCCTTCGCCCCGGCGTCTGGCAACGGCCGTTGTCACCATTGCCGGCGTCAGTCTGCCGATGAGCGTCGTCGGCACAAGGCCGCTTTTTCTCTCATCCACCAGCCAAGCCAAGGCGGTGAATGTCGTCTTGCCCCAAGTGCCGCCGTAGTGCTGGCCGACTTCCTCCCAGAAACGGTCAAAGGCCGCCGTCAACGTCAACGGCCGGCTGTTCTGTTCCTTCGCCGTGAGGATGTCCTTTAGCGCTTGGTCCCGCGCGGCCTTCTCAAACTTTTTGGCTTGCGCGCGGTCGGTCGTTTCAGTCGATCCATGAAATCGTAAACCCTTAAGGCGGAATGCGTAGTGATACGTCCCGCCTTTCCCTCTTGTTTGGACAGACATGGTTTGGTCCTTCGGTGATTATCAATAAACGCGGTGATGTCGGATGCCGCAAAGCGGATTGCACGCCGTTTGCGACCACGCCCGACTTCGATGTAGGAAATTTCACCGTCCCGAACGTGCCGCATCAGCGTCTTGGTGCTGATGGTCAATTCCTTGGCAGTCTGTTCGGGCGATAGAGTTAGCCCCGTCATCGACGCACCTCCTTTACGCGATTTCACAAAATGTTAAAAGCCCTAACCGGACGAGTCGCGCGGCGGGGGGTGATTGGAACAGCCCCGCCGCGCGTTTTCGACAGGCTCGATCCCTCCGGGGCTGGCCGTGGGTGAGGGGTGAGGTCGGCCAACTCTCAGAACGTGCCTGTCAAAAAGGTCGTCTGGTTGCAGCTTGCGCTTCTGAAAATGTACGCGCGCCATGCGGCGCGCCGTGTACGGGCTTTTGAACTGCAAGCGGTCGATCACCACCAGATCGCCGGGATTAAGGCCACGGTCGCACGCAAACACATGACGCTCGGCCTCGCTGCGCCCGATCAGCCGTTCATGGTTCCTGATGGCCTTGGCGGTCCCGCCGGCGTGGTTGGCGCCGCCGCAAATGCAGCGGCAGACCATCTTGTGCTTGCCGCTCTTTAATTCGGATGGTGGCGTCGCATTGTGACAGCGCGCGTCGCATAAGCCGATGCAGCGGTTGTTGCGGTCGAATACTGCGAGCACGGTCGTCATGCGGCCTCCACCTTGTAGAGGCTGCCCGGCCCGCCATGGCGCCGGTTGCTGGTGATCCGCACCTTGATGGCTTGCAGCTTTTTGTTGGCGTGAATGCGCTGAATGTGGATAGAGCGGCTTCCCTGCATCGGGGTGTGCATGCCGGTGTAGATGCGTTCAAACAAGGCCTCTGGCGACACGCCGATGGTGGAACCGGCGATGATTTCAAACATGCGGTACTGCATCGGCGACAGCGACACCTCGACACCGTCGCGCACCACCAAATAGCCCTTCGGATGTAGCAGCACGCCGCTACTGTCGAGGGAGTTGCTCATCTTGTTCCGCCTTTACAGCCGCACACAGTTCGGTCAGCGCTTGCAGGTATTCAATCTTGCTGTTGTCCCGGCGCTCGTAGCCGTTGATCGCCGCATTGACGGCAACCCGGCGGGCGATTGCGGCGATGGTCTGGTCGCTCATCAGTGCGCTACTCCCGTTTCAAAAACTGCTGTAGCCAGCAACTTGTCAAATTCGTAGCTCACGGCACGCTTGCGCGGCGCGTCCTCGACAACACGGCTGTCCTCAATCCGCTCTACCAAGCGCTCGGAATAGATGCGCCGGCGAGGACCGATGTCGCCGGGCGGGATTTCGCGGTCGCGGCGCCAGCGATAAACCGTTGCACGCGACACGCCCCAGCGAATTGCCAAATCTTTCAGCTTCAATGCCTTGCCTTCAGTGCTGGGTGTGCGCGCCATACGTCACCTCCTCACAGGCTCTGTCGTAATCCGTTTCCATCGCCTCCTTCATTCCGGCCGCCACATAGTCGAGCATCCGCAATGCGTCCTCTTTGTTGTCGGTGCGCTGATGCACGCTTGAGAGCAGCAAGGCAAAGGCGGCGAGAAAGACATCGTCAACGTCCTTGTCCTTGCACAGCACGCGCATGTCTGTGATGAGGGTGTTGAAGCTGCGCTTGGTCACGGCGGCACCTCCTCCTTGGGCTTTGCCTCCTTCTTTGGCTTCAACTTGTCGGCGCGCTTGTGGACGTAGAGCATCATCTTTTCAAAAAGCTTCGGCTCGTCGGTCGCCATCAGTTCAAGCTCGGCCGCGTTGTGTTCGCGCCACAGCTTGATGTCCTCCTCAGTTTCCGCCGCGCCGATGGCGGCCATGAAACGCTGACCCCACGCCAGCCATTCCTCTTGATCGCCGATGGCCAGATTGCGCGGCCCGATTTCGCCGGTGTCGGGGTCGGCTTCCGGTGCAATCGGCTGCGCCAGTTGCGGCAGTTCGGTGGTGGGGACTTCGGTGGCGTCCAGTTCGATGACGTGCTCGCCCTTGAAATGGATGCCCACAAACAATTGCGGGCAGTTGCGGCGGCCCCAGACCCGGTTGGCGGTATAGGCAAGCTGCTGGTCGGGCTGTTTTTTCCAAGCGCTGTTGGGCGTGCGGGCGTCACCCAGCCGTACCTCGATTTCGCGCGGCTTAGTCTCCCCGTTGAATGTCGCGGAAGCCGTGACGGTGCGGTCGTCGCCTTCGCCCCTGTAGGTGTGAACGATTGGCCGCTGCACGTTGGCCAGCGCATTGATAAGCGCGCCCGCCATCTGTCCGTCGATGAAGCGCTTGCCCTGAATAATCGACACATGCTCCATCACCGCCCAGATGTCCATTTGCCAGCGCTGCGCCAGCGAAATGGCACTGAGGATGTCGGGCGGCGACCCCTTAAAATCCTTCGGGATCAGCCGGCTACTGGCAAGCTGGTCGGCCAGTTCCATGGCTTCATGCAGCGACTGCGGGACAAGCGCGGGGAGGGACATGGGTTAGCCTCGCTTCACGGTGATGCTGCCAGCGCGGTTGCGGATGACACGCATATTTTCAAACTCGATCAGCCCGACATCGTCGGGGATGATGTCGCGCAGTTCCTTGTTGGCTTCGGCATACATTTCGGCGTGTGCCTTGGTGAACTTCCACACCCGCAAGCACGCCGCCATGTCCTGCCCCCAGTTCGGCCACACGCCCTCATTGTCGGGGTCGAGGACGATCTTGCGCCACTGCGACGGCGGGATGGCCTTGGGGAGTGCCATCGGCGGGGTCAACGTTTCAACGCACAGCCAGAACGCGGCCATGCGCTCCCACAGTTCCTTTTCGTATTCCGGGTCCGCCTTGATTTCCAGTTCGCGCGGGGCGGCGGTGCCGTGGACGACCAGTAACGCGCCACGCGCCGCTTGCCGGCAGCGCATCTGCACGATGATCTGCGGCGTGTAGTATTCGATGATGTCGTCGAGCGGGTTGAAGCTGGAACTAACTTTGCAGTCGAGCACGGTATCGTCGAAGGCGCGGTAGGCGTCGAGCGTGCAACCGATATAGGGCAGCGTCGGATGCGGGCAGAACGTGCCGCGCTCGGTCAGCGGCTGGCCGGTTTTGCGTTCATGCCAGTCGAGGGTGAACGTTTCGCCGTGTGATCCCCACTGCACCGCCCACACATCGGACAAGTCCGGTTCGGGCATGGCGCCGATGGCGACCTTCCAGCGTTCGGTCAGCTTGGATTGATCGTCACCCATGACCACCGGCGCAACGGAAGCGGTCAATCTGTTTTCGCGGGCTTTGAGTTGCGCTTGGGTCAGCACTGCTTACTCCCTGCAACGGACTCTGCCGGGTCAATCGGATTCGGGATGGCGGCTAATTAGAAATTGCTAATAATAAAAACTTAAACTCATAAAAAATCAGTGCAACAGTTTTCTGATGAATGCGTGACAGACCATAAACCGCTCGGCGGTAACTGGTAGGGGCAAGCGTGTTTCATTCTGCATCATGCTGTGTCAAAACGTTTCATTTGTAAAAAAGTTGTGATGCAAAATAGCACAAAATGAAACATTGCCGGTCTGTGTAAACATCGCGACGTTGAGAATGCCTCTCCCCAAAAAGGCATTCCAAAATGGCTAAACGCAAAAAACAAATACTTTCAACGCAGTCGGCCGTGGTCGCGGCGCTGGGTGGCATAAGTTCCGTGGCGCGGCTGGTGCGCCGGCGACCGCCGCAAGTCCACCACTGGGTGAATGAACGCAAAAGTTTCCCCGCCAGATTTTACCCGATGATGCGAAAGCAATTGCGCGCAAACGGTTACGACGCGCCGCAAGGGCTATGGGATTTTGAGCCAGAACAAAACAGTGCAGCGGCTTAGGGGTCGCGCATGGCGCAATTGTCGCTGTTCAAAAGCAAACGGCAGCGCGGCGTGAAATCACCGCCGGCCAAAGAGTACGTCACGCACTGCATGGTCGCCGACACGCTGCGCCGCTGGCAGATGCCGGGCTGGCGCTGGTCGCATTTCCCGGCCGGCGAGTACCGGCACCCGGCAACGGCGATGCGGCTGAAACGCATGGGCGTGCAAGTCGGCTGGCCGGATTTTATTCTGCTGGCGCCAATCCAGACATTTGAGGATTTGCATGAATTCGGCGGCGTGCATTTTCTGGAATTGAAGCGCAAAGGCAGCAAGCTATCGGAGTGGCAACAATCGTTTTCCGAATTCTGCGTGCTCAACGGCTATCCGTATTTCTGGTGCGACAACTACAAGGACGCCATCAACAAACTCAAAGCATGGGGCGCCGTAAAGGCCAGTGTGTCGGTATGAACAATCATCCCGGTTTTCAGAAACGTCTGCGTGCATCCGGGTCGGCGATGGTCGCGGTCGCGGCGCACCTTCACGCAAAGGGTTGCTCGGTCGAAATCCGGCCCATCAAAGTTGCGGCGACTGCCGGCGAAGCAGAGCATTTCCTTGATGACGGCGACTTGATTGTGCGCCGTCGCTACGAAGTCAAACATCGGCCCGACATTGATTTTACGTCCGCTTTGGATTGGCCACACACCGACATGATTGTTTCCAGAGTTGGCGTGGTTGATCGCGCCGGTGACGATGTTGCTGCCTACGTCATCGTCAACGCAAGCATGACCTACTGCGCCATCATTCCGTACAGGACAAAACCGTGGTGGCGCAAAGGCAACATTCTGGCCAGCAACACCGGCAATGTTGAGGACAACTATTTTTGTCCGCTCAATCAGGTCATCTTTGAAAAGATGCTGCCATGAACGCAGAACAAATCGCACTCGCGCTTGGTGGCAAACGTTCGGGCCGGCAGTGGGCGTGCTGTTGCCCGGCGCATGAAGATCGCTCGCCGTCGCTCATTGTGTTCGACGGGCGCGAAGCCGTGCAAGTGCGCTGCATGGCCGGCTGCGATCCGCGCGATGTCATTGCCGTGCTCAAATCGCGCGGCCTCTGGGATTCAGACTACGCAAGGGAACGCTGCCGGCTTGATAACGAGAGCCGCGAGACTCCCGGCTACGAAATGGTCGATGCGCGCAAGTGGGCCAAGCACTACGAGAACAGGCCGCTGGCGGCGCCGGCGTCCGATCTGGCGCTGAAAATCTGGCAAGAGTCGTGGTCGCCGTATTCGACTGACGCGGAAAGGTACTTGCACAGCCGTGATCTGCTACTTCCAAAGGACGCGAGCGTCGTTCGTTTTCACCCGGTTTGCCCGCGCGGCAATGGCAAACAGCCGGCGTTGATTGCGCTGTTCCGCGACGATGAAACGGACAGGCCGAAAGCAATTCACCGGCTGTTCCTGACCAAAGACGCCACCAAGGACTGCGCGATGATGCTCGGCCCGGTCGGTGGCTGCGCCATCAAGCTGACCAGCAGGGCCGAAACATTCGCAAGCGATCTGGCTACCTGCGACTGTCTCAATATCTGCGAAGGCCTTGAAACGGGTCTGGCGTTGCTGGCGTCGGGCGTCAAACCGATCTGGGCCGTTGGTTCGGCCGGCGCTATTCAGTCGTTCCCGGTGATATTCGGGCTAGGCGGCATCTGCATCTGGGCCGATAACGACGCTGCCGGCCTCTACGCGGCAGAGCAGTGCTATTCGCGCTTTGTCGAGGCCGGGCGCACCGCAATCATCAGAACGCCGGAGGACGAAGGTTACGACTTCGCCGACTTCCTGCATGGCTAAAGAAATCCGGCCTTACGTCGAAAAGAATTCGCGGCACGACAAGCCTGACATTTCATGGGCGCGCAAAGCCAACGGCCATGACAAGCCGTGGATGGCGGACGAATACAAAGGCCAGTGGGAAGGCGACCCGGATGAAACGCCGCCGCAAGGCTGGCTGGTCAAGGGCATTGTCCCCAAGATGGGCGTTGGGCTGATGGCCGGCCAGTCCGGCATGGGCAAGACGTTTGCCGTGCTCGATCTGGTGCAGTGTCTGATTCTGCAACGCGACTTTGCAAACAAACCAGTTGACCAAGTTGGCGGTGTGATCCTGTTCGCGGCAGAGGCGCCGTCACAGGTCCGCAAGCGCTGGGAGGGATTACGCAAGGCTAAAATCGCGCCGTGGTTCACTGAAATCGGCGAGGACATGAAGCGCCTGCCGTTCAAGTGGATTACCAATGTGCCACGGCTGTCTGCGGACGATGCCTACGACAAGATGTTTAATTTCTGCGAGCGTATGAAGCATGAACTGGCAGAGCAATTCGATTGTGGGCTGGTACTCATTGCAGTTGATACGCTGGCCGCTGCCGCCGACTTCAAAGATCAGAACGATGCCAGCGAAGCACAGCGGGTTATGAATCTGCTTGCGCGTCTGTCGGCAGCAACGGACGCTACCGTGCTGGTGGTCGATCACTTCGGCAAGGACGAAAGCCGGGGCGTGCGCGGGTCGAGTGCCAAGGAAGCCAGCGCCGACTTTGTGCTCTCGGTGCTCGGTGAGAAATCGCAAACCGGCGTGCTGCGTAACTCGCGGCTGGCCATCCGCAAGATGCGGGGCGGGGCGGCCGGCGATGAAATACCTTTCAGGCTGTCGCCGGTTGACATGGGCCGTGATCTGGATGGTGAGCCAATTGTGGAAATGACAGTACAGTGGGACGGTATCGTGGTTCACAGTCGGGCAGGGCGGCCCAATGTGTCGCTGTTGCCGCTGTTGGCTGCGCTTGATGATGCACTGGCCAGCAGCGGCAAGATGATGGCACCGGGTCCGGGGTATCCGGTCATGCGTTGCGTCGAGGACTCAGTTGTGCGCGACGCCTTCGCGCACAAGTATCCCTCAGTAGGCGACCCAACCAAGCGCGACGATGCTGTGAGGAAAGCATGGGATAGGGCAAACAAGCACCGCGAGGCGCGCAAGTTTGTGTCGAGCTACGCCGGCGATGGCAAGGTTTTGATGTGGCGCGTGCTGCCGGAAGCTACAACCGCCCCTGTACCCGGCTAACGGTCTTACCGGACCATGGCGCGCCGGTCGGGGTCGCAACCTTGCGACGGTTTAATTCCAGCGCGATTTGTCTGGCGCTCAATTCTGCCAGTTCAACAAAGACGGGTTTTAGTTCCAGCGCCCGCTTGGCTGCGGCCTTTTTGTTCTTTGCTCCAAAGTCCGGCGTTCCGATTCTGGCACCGCGCGCCTTGGCGGCCTTGAGTGCGGCCTTGGTGCGCTGGCTAATCATCCGCCGTTCCTGTTCTGCCAGTGCGGCATAGATGTGCAGCATGAACGGGTCGGCTTGCGTGCCCAATTCGGCGGTGATGAACGGCACCTTGCGCACCATCAGCGTCGATATAAACGCAACGTCGCGGGAAAGGCGGTCGAGCTTGGCCACCACAATCGAAGCACCTTGCTTCTTGGCTGCCTGCATGGCGGCGGCAAGCTGCGGGCGACGGTCAAGGGCGTCTGAGCCTTTGCCGGTTTCCACCTCTGTGAATTCCGCCAGTAGCTTTAGTTGTTCGGCTTCGATGAAACGCAACACCGCCGCGCGCTGGGCTTCCAAGCCCAGCCCGCTGCGGCCTTGCTTCTGCGTCGATACCCGATAGTAGGCAATGACGGCTTTAGTCATGGTCGTGCCTGTCGCTTCGCTTCTTCCATACGGTTGCGGAATTGTAGCTCCTGCATGGCTTCGTAACTCTTGCGAGTGGCCTCCCATTCAGCTTCGCGCCTCGCTTCTTCCGCCCTAACCTCTGGCGGATATAAAAAAACGTCGATCATTTTGTGGGCCAGCCAATAAAGGCCATACAAAACGGCAATCCCTACGACCCAGTCCATCACGCCGACTCCTTGGTGATCCACCAGACAACGACGTGGATGATGAGCCAAGCCAAGAGGCCCAGCAGGAGAATCAGAATCATTTGTTTGGTCCTTTGGTTGGTTAGAACGCATCATCAAAAATGATCCACAAGACAATGGCGATGATGCCGGCCATTGGCAGGGCGGTACTACTCACCCGGCACCTGTTTGGGGATGCCGTGCTTGCGATACATATGAAGCAACAGTTCTAGCTGGCGCGTGACACGTTGCCGGCCGGATGCCAGCCGCTGAATCTGCGTCACGGTCACGCCAAGCGCGCGCACGGTCGCTTTGCTGGCAGTGCCAAGGTGCAATTCTTTAAGCGCTGCTAGGAATTCACGTTTGGTCATTGCGTCCCTTTGCATTCACAGCGTCCACAATCATCACGACAAGCCGGCCGCTTGCTGTGTCTAGCGGCTCCTTGTCGGTTTCCTCGATGTAGGGCAGTTCAAAAACAAGCCTGTCGTTTTTGTCCACGATGGCAAACGTGTCGCCGTTGCCCCGGAATTCCCACGGCGTCGGCGGCAATCCGCTACGCTCTGAGTCTGCCAGCGCCTTCGACTCGTTGGTGTGGCGGATGTAGTAGCCCATCAGCTTGGTGGCCACGGCGATGTTGACATCGTTTGCCAGCTTCACCGGCTCAATTTCTTTGCAGTACCGTGTTAGGACCTTTTGGCGAACGTGCTCCATCCACTCGCCTAAATCCTTGCCAACTAGGGCAAGGTGCGTCTGGTAGAATTCGCCGGTATTGATTGCATACGGTTCCAGATCGTGCGCTTCGACAAAACGGGTCATGTCTATGGTCCTTGCTGGTTGTCGGTTGGGGTATATAGCCCTATTGCCTACCAAGGCAATAGGGCTAATGGCTTAGACGTTAACAGGATGGAAGCCGGCGGCATTGAACGCATCAAAGCCGTTCGGCGAACGGTCGCCTCTGGCAATCCGCAAGGAAACGACAAGCGGAATTCCAAGCGCGGCCGCCTCTTGTTTGTAGGTTTCCAGTTCGGCCGCCGCATCTATGGTGCGTTTAATTTCTACCGTCTTTGACGGCAGCGGCCCATCGCTGCCGATACTAAGCGCGACTTGCAGAAAGCCATTTGAACGTTGGGCGTTGTAGGTCGATAGAATAAGCTTCGCCATTGTCTTGGTCCTTGGTTGGTTGACGGCACCATCGCCATCGTGACACGGCCGGCAGGGTGTGGCGGACCTGCGCGGCCGTGCTGCGATAGCGACTGATTAGGCCGCCTCTTGCAGTGGTTCCGACTCTGCCAAGGACTCCGGTATGAAGTCCCAGTTAGGCAGGTCGATTGTCACGGTCCCGAAAGTCACGGCGCGAATTCTGCGCTCCCATCGGGACGCGTTGTTAGCGCTCACACCTGACCAGATCACGCTAACGCTGTATGTGTTGGGCAACACAATCCCGTCGCGCTTGGCAAGCCATCGGGCATAGTCGGCGGCCTTGCGCTCAAATTGCGAGTCGGTGGTTGGCGTGACTTTCGGGCGCTTGGGTGCGCGGTAGTGCAGCTTGTGGCGCTTGCCGTCCGCTATCCAGCGCTTTAATGGCATCGGGCCTTGCTGCGGCTGGTAACCCTCGCTGCGTTGCGTGAATGCGTCGTAAAATTTCCACATGGTCCTTGGTCCTTTTGGTTGGTTGGAGTCTGCCTGATATGTTCAACGGTGCGGCTCATCAGCTTCGCAGTGGCGTGCAATGCGCGCCTCTTTATCCTCTGCCACCTCGCAATAGCGCGCTTGCAATTCTTCATAGAGCATGGCCGCCATGCTGCCGGGCAGGACTCCATTGCTGGTCAGGCCCGGCCGGTACATCGAGGCACACAAGGCCGCATAAAGATTTGACCATTGTCCGCCATGCCAGTCGTTTGCAAACCAGTAGATTGCGGCCTCACGGTCAAATTGGTCTGCCTCGCCGGGATAAAAGCCGGCGAGAAAGGTAAGCATTTCGTTTCTGGTGGGGTCGCGCATGGTGCGCGCCTTGTCAGCCTGTAATCGCTTTGTGAGGGTCATAGCGTTGGTCCTTGGTTGGTTGGCTACAGGCCGCGCAAGCTTGCGCGGATGATGGCCGGAATTCTGGCCGGCCTATCAATGCGGTATGTGCTGCCTAGCGATGGCAGGACAGAAAGCGTTTTGCCTTGTTCGCGGTAGCTGGTTAGCTCAAAAGGTTCGACGATGGCGCAGTCGCGCTTTTTCACGCGGACATAGAGCACATCAATGCCCCATGGAGTCCCGTCGCTATAGCGTTTCGTTTCGCGGCGGAATTCAAGGCGGCCGCGTTTGCGCCAGACGTTCTTTTTGCTCGGCATTGTCTTGGTCCTTGGTTGGTCGATAGCCTTAGATGCTATCCCGACACGGCCGGCATTGCGCCGGCCGTGCTAGATAGCGACTAGGCCGCGACTGCAAGCGGCTCTGCGAGTGCAAGGCCGCGCATATAATCGGCGGCCTTTTGTGCAGCGCTTGCCGCTGTGAAGAATGCTTTGGAGTCTGACTTTAGAATAGCAATCCAGTTCGACACATAGGCCGCATGGCGCAAATCGCCGTCGATACCGAATTCAGCGCAAAGGAAAGCCGCTGTGAGTTCAGCGACCAATTCTTCCGCCGCATAGGCCTTGTCGCCAAAGCGCTTTCCGAATTCGCGGTTAAGCCGCTTTTCGTTGCCAGTCCAATGGCCGTGTTCATGGAAGCTTGTCGCATAGTAATGGTCAGCGCCTTTGAAGTCTTGGAAGTTAGGCAACATCACAAAGTCATGGCTGGAAGCGTAGTAAGCCCGGTCCTCGCCATGCCTCAAGTCGCTGCCAAGCGTGGCAATGAATGAGTCAACGGTAGAGTCGCGGCTGTCCTTGTTCCTGATTTTTGGCGCGACTGTGCCAAGGCAACGGGCCGGCAAGTTGTCGCATTGGGCGACGTTGAAAACGGTGAATTCGCGCAACATGGTGATGCGCTTCAATTCTTCATCACCGGCTGGCTGTTCTTTCTTGCCCTTAACCAGTAGCGGCTTCACAAAGTAAACCTGTATGCCGTGCTCATCCTTTTTGACGTGTCCGCCTAGCGCTTGGCATTGCTTGAACGTCAGGAAGCGGGGAGTCGTCCACTGCGGATTAGATGCCATGGCTTGCCAAATCAGGATGATATTGACGCCCGAATACGGCCGGCCGGTATCCGCATTGCAAGGTTGATTGGCACCGGCTGTCGCTGCCCATGGCTTGACCCATGGCACACAGCCTTTTTCCAGTTCAGAAAGAATTCGGTTTGTTACTGTCTGGTACAGGTCTTTTTTCATGGTCCTTGGTCCTTGGTTGGTCGCTGTGATGGTTATATGCCCTTATCGTGTATGGTGTCAATAGGGTTATATGGTCTAAATGTTCCATAACAGTGGCGAATTGACTAGGTAAAAGAACGGTTTACAATGAGCCGCAAGGATGGCCGTGGGCGGGTTTAAAGGCGGTGCGGGGATAGCAGGTAGCGGGGAGGTTTTTTAAAGGCTTGTAGGGTCAAATGGCCTATTAGACTAATTGAGCATATACACCTATTGACAGCATGGCGGCCGGATGTTAAAAACCGCAACCAACTGAGAAAGGACCAAAGCAAATGACCAAATCAAGTTTTTACGCAGACGGGTATCGCGACGGGCAAAGCGGCAAGGACTATTGCCCGCCAGACGTTGCCGTGTACGGGCAAGAATATGCGGCCGGGTATGTTGATGGCCGGGCAAGAACATTCGTCGATGTCGGAACCGTAAGCGAGTACGGATTGACACAAAAACTAAGCAGCGCAATTCGCTGTTTTTAACTCCAACCAAAAAGGACCAACCAAATGAAAACGCCACAAGTACCAGCAATGCCGGGGATGACGCCACTGGGATTGAAGCCGGCCTATCCGACAAGCCCGCCCTATGTCGTCGGCGCGATGGCGGTACGGCGCGCGATGATGTTCTACGCAAAGACGGGGATGAAGGTTAACAGCGCTTATAGCCCGGCCAACATGCTGGCCACGGCCGGTAAGATTTGCGGCAAGGACTACGGCAAGCGGTGGAACGCAAAGAACAGTGCGGCAGCCATCGCAGACCTGACAGCATGGCTGGAAGCGAACGGCGCGCCAGTGTGACGGCCGGCGACATCAAATGCGGAAAGGCCTAGCAGGTTTGCTAGGCCTTTTTTGTTAACAGGTCGGATTTAATGTATTTCGTCCGAAAAATGCGTTTTTATTTCACACGTTGAAGCTGTGTAAAAGAACGGTTTAAGGGTGTGTCCGGTAGGGTAGGGTGCTTAACGTTTTGATGTGTAACTGTTTTTAGAGTTGTTGGACGAAAGGACATAATGGATTTAATTCGGACGGAATTGGATTTAATCCGCCCGTTACTCTCTGGACGTAATACACACACTCTCTAGAGTGTGTATTACGTCCAAGAACCGTCCGGGTTTAAATCCGTCCAATGCCAGTCACCGCAGGAAGTGGAAACGTAGTTTGGAAAGTCGGGCTGTTAAAAGCGCGACTGTTACCGGGCAACGTTAACAGGCGACGATGTGAACGGTTAAAGGCTGATGGATCGCCGTGCCATAACATCGCCGTCACATCATCGCGTTTTTGTAATAAGCATGGCGGCCAAAAGCGAATGAGGTTTAAGACCTCGCACGTTAACAAGGTTAAAAAACTACATAAATGCCGCGCGGAATTCCAAGGACACTCAGCGATTTAATTAGGGAAGAATTGCTGACCATTCTGCAAGATCGCAAAGCGCCAGCATCGGCGCGTGCAAGCGCCGGCCGCACGCTTGCAGAATTCTACGGTAGCGACTCGCGCGCCGATGGAAGCAAAGCGCCGGCAGCGATGAGCATAGAAGAATTAGACTCTGAGATTGCAGCGAGCGCGAAAGAGAATTGACGCAAGGCCTTTAACAAGCGCTGCAATAACACGTTGCATCAGTGCGCGTGCGGCTTGTCCCCAAACAAACCCCTGAAAAGCGCGCATTGATGTGACACAGCATCGTCCGATACTGTGTCGCATACAGCACGTATTAATCACTGTGCTGCAAGGCTTTCTAAAAAATCAAAACCGACCCCTGCCCACCCCCCGACTTGAGGAACGCTGGCGACCGCAACCCTCACTGACTAAATTTTCCGTCCACGTTTCCAAACCGTTCGCGCATCGCGTACAGCATCACGGCGAAGTCTGAGCCAAGCGTTGTGAGAAATTTGTTTGCGTCGGCCGGTGTCGGATTGGTCGCAAAAAACTCATTGATAAGTTTTTCGACCGCCTTGATGTGATCCTCGACTGTCATCTGGTTTTCAACTCTCGCAGCACTTGTCTGCCGCGCGCCGTTTGCTTCAGGTGTCCCTCGATGCGATCCATTCGGCGGTGAAACACTTTCGCCTCTTGCTTGTTCACGCAGTCGGGACATCGCACTTGGATTTTCCACATCACCGACTGCACCGGCAGTGCGATGGTCTGTTCGCACCTGTCGCATTTGAATTCAAACAGCGCTGTCACTTCGCCGCGCTCACCAGTTCAACCACGCGCTCGACGCTCTCGGTGACGTACAGCGTTGACGGTCCTGTGACCGTGATGCACGTCTGGCCGTCATCGTCCTCGACCGCGATGACGTGTGCGGCGTTCAACCACACCACGCGTTCGTTGTGCGCGTTCATAGTCAAAAGCTGAATGAGTTTTATCATCGCCGCTTCCGTTTCAGTGCGGCGAGCGCTTTGACTGACGAACCGTACTTTGTCACCGCATCAACGAACTCTTTTTCAAGGTCCACGTTACGCACCACCTTGTCGCCGATCAAAAACACAATCAGGTCCATGTCGGCTTGGTATTCTTTGTCGTCCTCGCTCATCCAAACACCCACCAGCTACCGAACGCGATCACCAGCAGCATCGTCACGCCAATCGCCACATCGACGGCATCAATCGGGCCGAGCATTTGCAATCGTATCCTTTATGATCTTGGCCGCAGCATCAGCCCGCCCCGCCATCAAGGCCCGGTGCGCCGCGATCATGGCACCGCGCCACAATATGATTTCATTGCACGCATCCGCCAGCAGTTCGCGGCCATGACGCGACCTCCCAACACGATCCCGGTACGCGATCAACCGCTCCACGATGTCCAGCTTCACTTGCCATCACCGCGATCATTCAGCAGCGCCGCCGTCATCGCCACCAGATAGGCGCGACGTGATGACACTTCACCACCCCCGTCCTTCACCGCCTCGCGCGCCGCAAGGTACTGGTCCAGCGCGTTGACAAAGCTGGCCGCCTTCACCTGTTCATTCATAAACCGCTCCTTAACCGCTGTTGCCCGTGAAACATTCCACCCCCCCACCATCCCACCACCGCTTTCCGATCAACGCGATTAAACTACACAACGCCGGGGCAGGGATCATTGCCCATGACTTCATTCAACGTCGCCCTTGTCGCCTACACCGCGATGTCCACTGGCGCCGTCCTTGGCTTTCTGTGCGCGGCGTTTTTTCATCCGCCTAGCGATGAGGACACCGTGGGGCGTTAATGAAACGTGGACCGCGTTGACCTCGACCACACCGCCACGTTCAAGGCGCACCAGCATGGCCTTGGCGCGCACGCGGAAACGGTCCAGCGGCAAACTTTTGTCACGCTGCGACAGCAGAGCCAGCAACATGCGCCGCTCCATCCACGCCATTTCCGACTTTCAAGGGCCGACTTTGCTTCAGCCGTGCCCATTGCTTTTCTTCTTCGCGCGCTTCTTTTTTGGCTGCGCGTGTTTAATCACCCAGTCCGCTTGCTTTAACGCTTCTTCTTTCCAGTCCAGTTTCCTGCGTTTGCGAAAGCCGACCACGACGCGGCCGTCCGCAGTAATTTCATCGTGGCGCGCATAACCCAGCGCCGCCGTGACCGCCGTCACCGTCGAGTTTTGTGGTTGCCGCGTCGGGCCATCAAACCAGTTGTCCAAGGTGGCGGTGGCAACACCCGACACCGCATGCACGGCGGAATTCTTTAGCCGCTCTTGCTGCACCACGGTGCGCACCGCATCAATCACCGGGTCTTTGTCGATGAAGCGATAGCTGCGATAGATGTAGGTTCTTGCCATCATCAAACCCCTTTTTCATCGCCGTCTTACTTTTTTTTCTTCGCAGCCTTCCTGTGCCGCATGCGGTCGCGCACTTTTGTTGCCAGCGCGTAGCTGCCGTCCTCGCGCGCCACCAGATCACCGGACTTTTTCAGCTTGTGGACCAATGAATGCACCGACACCGGCGAGCGGCCCATCGCTTCAAAGCTATCGGCCATCTGCGACACCGTCATCGGCGGCTTGCCGTGCATGGCCTTGAACAGCGCTTCATCGCCGGTGGTTTCGTATTTCTTGTAAGGTCCGCGCACTGTGCCCTTGCGCGCTTCGGCGTGACCGTTCGGCTTGGTCTTGTCGCTCAGTCCGGTGAGCACGATCTTGGCAACGCCGTCCATGTTGTCGAGCATCCGGTAAACCCGCCCGACATACATTTCCTCGACTTCAATGTGGATCGGAAACAGCTTTGGCATTGTTCTCACCCTCTCGCTATATAGGTGTAGTATAATGCACCCTTAGCACCGGGTGAAGCCATAAAAAGTTCGCGCGCAAGGAGGTGTAATGGTGGCATTAAGGAACATGGTTTTAGACAGCCCGCAATGTCACCCTGTGAGCATGAAAAAGAACGGCAACGAACGCATCGCTTGGAACGTGCGCCGCATCCGGGTCGAAAAGGCGCTGTCGCAGGAGCAACTGGCGACCGATTCAGGCGCCGACCGCTCCTACGTCAGCCGGCTTGAGCGGGGACTGGAAAACCCCACCGTCGCCATGCTCGACCGCATCGCCAAGGCGCTCGACGTGACCATCGCCGACCTCTCGGCCATCCCGACCGGCCCCAAGCCGAAGCCGCTGCCGTCCGGGCGGCGTCCGCGTTAACCTTCCAGTTTTCAGGCAACGGGTGTATTAAAAACCATCACTGCTCGTCACGCGCCGGCAGCGCAACGCTCTAGGCATTCCAGCGTTCTAAAACGGAAGCCTCACTGACCCAATCGTGACGATCATCAAGCGGCCCACCCGCTCGTTCTCGTTCACCGACTGGACGAAGTCGCACCCGCGCGACCAGCATCCCGGCGACCGCCTCGATGCCATGTTCATCGAACTGACCCAAGCCATCCAGACCACGCAGGACGCGCTCGCCGAAATCAGGCAGCCGAACGGCACGCTCAAGCCGCAGAGCGTCGGCCCCGAACATTTCCGTCACAACTTCATCGCCGAAGTGACCGACGCCATCGCCAAGACGGTCGAGCCGGTGCGCGCCGCCATCCGTCACGCCGCCGAAAACGTGCAGGAGTACGAAAAGAACGCCGCGCTCTATGCCAAGGATGCCGAAGCCGCCGTCAGCGTCGCCAAGGAACTGGTCAACGGCTTGAACGCGCTGCGCCAGATCATCGAGCAGCACAGCGGCGCCAACACAAAAGCCGCCAACGACGCCGACACCTACGCCACCGATTCGGAAAACTGGGCGAACTACAGCCAAGCGATGGCCGACAACGCCATCGCGGCAAAAGACGAAGCGCTGGCGTGGGCCGAATTCCTCGCCGGTCCCGTCGTCAACCCGGCCGACGCGCCGGCCTACATCGCCGGTTCCAAATGGCCGCACGGCCTCTACTACCAGCCGGTGCATGGCTCACAGATGGCGGGGCTGTGGTCGGCGAAGTGGTGGGCGATCTATGCCCAGCAACTGGTCGGTGGGCTATCAACGTTCTATCTGGGCGGCTGGGCAGAGCCGCCGCTGCCGGGCGAAGTCAATCCCGACAACGGCATGAACGCGCCAAATCCGATCCCGCCCGGCTCGCTTTATTTCAACACCTCCGATGACCTGCTCTACGTCTGGAACGGCATCGCGTGGATACCGTCCTCGCAACTGGCGCACGGTTACGCCTCCCGCTTCGTCTACACCGCTGCCACCAACGGCCAGACCGTGTTCTCAGGCGCCGACGACAACGGCATGGCGCCGGCGGTGCTCACTTCGCCGTCCGACGTTCACTTGAACGGCGTCAAGCTGGTCGAGGGCCATGACTTTGCAATCGACAAGGCCGCCAACAAACTGACGCTCACCGGCGATGTCGCCGCCGGTTCCGTCGTGCAGTGGGACTTGCTGGTGCCGCCGGAAAACGTGGCGCCGGGCGCGGTGCTGGCGTGGAAAATTCAGCCCATCACCCCGGACGGCACCACGCAGAATTTTCCGCTGAAATATCAGAACGCCGTTGGCGCCATCGTCGATGCCAATGTCGGCACCGGCGCGCAACTGGCGCTGTCGCAGGACGGCGTCATTCAGGAAGCCGGCAAGGACTTCACGGCCACCGGCAACAACGTGCATTTCGGCGTGGCGCCTCCCGCCGACGCCCACATCTGGATGGTCTGGTTCCAGCCGGGGACGGCGCCGCCATGACACAGAACGCGCGCGTCGCCCGCTGGGTGCCGACCACCGTCAACGCCATTTCCGACACCGTGCTCACCACCGAGACACCGCGCCCGCAGGACAATGCCATCCCGACCATATTCGCCGCGCAATCGACCGGCGGCGGCGCCACCATCGACTGGGCCACCGACGCCGACATGGCGGCCGGGACCGATGGCCTCAAGGTTGTGTCGCCCAACACGCTGCGCGACGAACAGATGCGCCAGCTTGGCATCCCGGAAGCCAACTTCGCCGATCCC